TGTTAAACCTAAAGGTCTATATTGTAATGTTTTATTTAATTGTTCAGCTTCAGTTGCCTTACGTGTTAACATATTGTCAGGACGTAATCTTTCTAATCTTTCATTAAGTCTTTCCATTAAAGCCGTTCTATCCTCTCTTGACTCACTTAAAAGTGATTCATAATCCATAGTAACTTCAGCATCCGTAACTCCAAGAGCACCACCAAATTTACCACGAACACGACCAAGGGTTTCTTTACATAAAGCGGTAAACCAATCCCTTACCCATTGTTTTGAAGGTGTATTTAATTCGGTAAAATTTACAACGTCGATTGGAACATCGGAAGGTAATTTAACAATATCTTTATTTGCATTTAAACATCTTTGTCTATCTTCATCAGAAGTAGTTTCATAATACCAATACCAAACTCTTGAGCCACCTACGTTTATTGACTGTCCACCAGCAAAACCACCGCGACCAAAAGATAGTCTACTACCTGGGGGTGGTGATAAATGTAATAATCTTGTACCATTAGGACCTGCTGTTAACCAATAAGTTAATTCTGAACTAACTAATCTTTGTTTTAAATTATAATCAGCGTTTCTTAATACAATATCAAATGCTGGAGCCAAATAAAAACCACCATAACCAAACCCACCACCTGCAGCACCATAGGGTAATTGAGCCACACCTCCACCAAAACCATAATCACCAAAACCATAATTTGAGTATAACGCGTAATCTACTGTTGGTGGTTGAAAATATAGGACTTCACTCATTTCACGTCCAGCAGGTATTTGATATACTTGTCGACCGTTTTCTAAAGTAACGTAATCTTGTTTTAATTCCCAAGGACCACGTGCTTGTAAACCTACAATTTTTGAATAGGCATAAGTAAATGAATCTTCATATCCTTGAGACCTTGTTGTTAAAGCTTTTGCTAAATCCGTTGTATCTAAATTAATCCCGTCCAATGATGCCCATTGAGCCTCGATTAACCACTCATTAATATATGATGAATGATCTTCAACCGCAATTTCTAATAAAGTACACATTTGTTCGTCAGATAATTCCACTTTTCTAAGTGGAGCACCTAACCTATGTCTTACTTGACGAAATAATTTTTGTTTTTCCGCTTCTTCTATTACTAGTGCCATTGTTGCTTTATTTCATAAATATCAACAACGGGGATAATAATTACGGTGATTTACTTTTTTAGTAAAGAACTTACTAAATCATCCATTATGTCAATAGAATCATTTTTTTCACCCATAACTGTTGAAATAATTTCTTTTTTCTTTTGGAGGGTTTCATAGATACGTTCTTCTATTGTATCGTTAAAAATTGGGTAATATATATTAACAGTTTTGTCTTGACCGATGCGGTAATTTCTATCCTCCGCTTGTTGGTGATTGGCTGGAACAAAATCTAAATCATGAAATATTGTTGTATCTGAGGCTGTTAAAGTAATAGCCGAACCTGCGGAAATAATATTACCAATAAAAACTCTAACCTTTGGGTTATTTTGGAACTCATCAATAGATTTTTGTTTTTCTTTATCACTTAATTCACCATTATGACAAACCGCTAAATCACCAAATTCTTTTTTTAAAGCCTTTAGTGAATCAGTAAAAACTGTAAATACAATAATTTTTTTATCATCAGATTGTTCTAAAAAATTATGAACCATGTCTACTGTCATTGGAACTTTTTCTTTTGAAATAAATTTTCTAAGAACACCCATTTCAACCATTTGTCTACCTGCACTTAATTTTTTACCTTCAACTTCTAACCAAAATAAATAATCTTCAAAAGCTTCTTTATAACCTTTACGATTTTCTAAGTCTAAATAAAAAGGTGAAATAATTTTTGGTGGTAAATCTAAATGGTCTTCTTTTTTCCTACGAAGAATATAATTTTTAGTTTTTTGGTGTAGTTCTTCTAAATTAGATGCTCCATCTGTTAGCCAAATTCTTTTAACCTTACCTGATTTAAGTTTTTTATTAAAAGATTTTGCTGCACAATATCTATAAGCAAAGTGCTGGAAGTTGTCTGCCACAGGAATATTACATACCTTTAATAAGTTATAATAATCCATTGGTCTATTAGCAATAGGTGTACCAGTTAACAACCAAATTTTTTCAATATTTTCTGAAATTTGGGCAACAACTTTACCACGAATAGAACCTTTGTTTTTAATCATATGTGCCTCATCAACAATTAATAAATCAAATTTTTCTTCATTAATATAACTTTTAGGTTCGGTTTTTTTTCTTTTATCTTCTATTTCGTGAAAACGATTTAAAATATCATAATTAATAATAGTGAAAAACTTAGGTTGCCAAAAACCTGATTTTACAATTGTCACGTATTCCTCATCAATATACTCGGTAATTTCACGAAACCAATTGATTTTAGCATTTGCGGGACAAATAACCAATATTTTTTCCGCTCCCGATAATAAAGCTGCCGCAATAGCGGATTTAGTTTTACCAAGACCCATGTCATCAGATAAAATTGATTTATCTTTTTTTAATAAAAACTTTACTGCGTTTTCTTGGTGTGGGAATAAACTTCTTTTCTTTTTATTTATTTTATTAACCGAATCAAAATTAACTTCTAAATCTTCATACGGTTCATAAAACATATCGGTTAAAATTTGTGTTTTAGGTATATGAAATAAAATAGATTCTTTTTGATTTTTATAAAGTTTACCTTTTACATGATAAGATTTTTCACTATCAGCTAATAATACTTCCACAAAAACACGTTCGGGAATATTTTTTAATTCATATTTTTCTTTTAACTGTTCACCCAAATAAGGTGTAATATCAACAACTTTATTAATTGTTGTTGGTTCCCTATCAAAATTATCTGTAATGTATTGAATTTGATTAGGTGTAAGCACAAAGAAACCTTCACGTTCTAATTTATTTTTTATTTTTAGAATATGTTCATTGGTTCCGTTGTAAGAACGAATTTTTTCTAAAGTATTTCTATTCTTTAGTTTGGTTAAATCCACCATGACAAAATAAATATAATATCTAACTGTGTAAAATAAAGAAAATAGAAATTATTGAAATATTTATTAAAATAAAACTGTGTTATGGCTAAGAAAAAATTCCCAATAAGCAGAATTGGAAAATTCTACGATGAGATAGACTTTGGTATTGAAAATGAAATGGCCCGTGAATATGTGGAGGGTGATTTAAATTTTGTTATAGTTCTTTTTCAAGTCGATAGAACAGAAACTCAAGTAGACGATGTTTACGGTGAGGCAAAATCGGGTGAAATTAGATTTAAGGCACCTAAAGAATTAAGAGTTAAATTAGCTTTAGATGTTGCTGAAAATAAATCTTATTCTGGTGGTATGAATAGAATATTAGATTACGGTCAATTAACATTTCATGTATTTCAAGACCAATTAAATGAAATGAGTTGTGATATATCTTATGGTGATTATATTGGTTACTCAGATAGAGAAGATAATATAAAATATTTTACAGTAACAAATGATGGTAAAATATTTTCAGATAATGCACATACAAGAGTTGGTTATAAAGGTTACTACAGAACCATAACTTGTGTAACAGCAGACTCAAATGAGTTCTTACCAAATTATTAATTAAATAATGATAGTTGGTTATAATAGAAAAATTGATATTTATTAATAAATGGCATTACCTAAAAAAATAAAAAAAGATATAAATTTACTAACACCTAAACCAGGTATAAATCCTTATTTAGGTGGTGGTGAACAATTTATTGAACAAAATCCGGCAAATTTACCACGTGGTGTTGATTTTGCTGATTTGGATAATGGTTTTGTTGATTGGGTAGGTAAAGATTTAAACGTAGTGGTTGAGGGTGAGTTGGTTCCAGTTTCATTTTTAACAGCTCAAAGATGGTCTGAATTTACAAGAACTTGGCAAAATTCTGATAAATATAAAAACATTAAAATACCGTTTATATCTGTTGTTAGAAACCCAGATGTACAAAAAGGTACAAACCCTGAAGATTTTAATATTCCATTAAAAGATTATCGTATACCTTATATGACTGTTCCTACTTGGGATGGTAGTAAAAAAGGTGCTGATGTTTATTTAATCCCACAACCTGTAAAGGTTGATGTTAC